ACTACCCTTTCCTTTTAAAGAACCACCATTATTTAATCTTATAGCTGAGTTGCTTGATTGAAAATCCCACTTAAGTCGTGCTCCTACTATTTTTGGTGCTTCAGCCTTTATACTTGCTGCTGTAGCCCCTGTATTAGTTTGTGGTTTTTTATTACCCTTTCTGATAGCCTTGTTAAGCTTATTTTGCATAAGCCTAACAGGGTTACCTTGAGATTGTAATAATAATCTTGCTATCTCCTCTAACATTATTCTGGATTTGAAGTTTCAGAGCCAGGGAAAACAGGAGGGAAAGCAGGAGCTCCATCAGAACAAGGGTCATCTATTCCAGTATAACAACAAGTTCCATCATCAACACCTGCTGCAGGGTCATAATTGATAGCTGCAGGGTCAGTACACCCACAAGCTCCAAAGTAATCAGAACAAGGTGATTCACAACCTGATGCAGGCTCTGCTGGGCCTCCACTACAGGCATCTACAGTTTGTGCAATATTAGCTATAGCATCAAACTCAACACGTAAAGCTACTAATTTATCGTTAAAAACTCCAAACTCTCTACTTATCGTTACTTTATGCTTAGGTACATGAGCTTTACACCCACCACCTCCACTAATTCCAAGTGCAAGGCAAGATAACATATTCCATAGCTTTAATTCAAGTTCTGCCATTATAGACGCAGTGTCATCATCAAAAATCTGTACACCTTGCGTGCTACCTGACTGTATAGGTCTTGCTATTACTAAGCTGAAGCTATAAACTTCTTTCACTCCCTCCACCACGTAAGATGATGGGTAGTCTATGTTTAGTAAATCATAACAAATGTTATGGTCAAAATTTATTCTTTCTGGAGGCCCAAATTTTACAGAACAAAACCCAGCAGCATTTGCACAGGTTTTAAAGTCCCTCATAAGTTGAAATAAATTGTATGTTAAAGGAATAGCCATTTTTATTTTTTATTAATTAATTTTTGTTCGTATTTATGTTGACAGGCAAAGTGAGCAAACTTTCCGTCCTGTGTTTTAAAGTATGGGTCAGTAGTAAAAACCTTTTCGCAAAAACCACACGTTATTGGTTGGTTTTTCAGTTTTGCCTCGTATTCAGTGTAGCAGTGCATGTGAACAAGTTTTTTATCTGTAGTTCCCTTCCAAGCACAAGAACAAGTGCTAAGATTACCCTCGCAATGTGCACATGTTTTTATTTCCTTTGCTGCCATATTCTATTTTTTATTTAAATCGTTATAAGTCTTTTCATAGTCAACGCATGCGTTTTTCCAAGACAAATATGTTAAAACTTCATACAACTCTGTTAACAATACACTATTAACAGGTGAGTGTGTTGGTAATGTAAATATTCCTGCTTTAGCTACATCATAAACACTGTTTAGCCAGCCGTACCCTCCTATAGTTCTTGAAGCAGCGATTTTAGCTTTTGAGTCTCCTCCTGAAGAGTTGAGGTTAGGAAAAGTTTCATCAATGCGTTTTCGTGCTGTATCAAAAAAAAACCGACATCCCAAATGGTTGCCATATCTAATTGTTTAAATTCTTCAGCTCTCTTATCCACCAGAGCATCATTCACTATACCTCTTTTATCACCCTTCTGCTTACATAGAATAGCAACTTGTTTTGTTAACACTGTTAAATCTCCAGTCTCCAGTTTTTTATTATGAAGCTCTATTTGTTCAGCTTCAATAAATGTGCCAAAATTCTCATTAGCCATTCCTGGGTCTGGTAAATAATATACAGCATTATTAAATGTGAACTTATCTAATGCTATCGGATTGTAAGGGTCACTTAAGAATTGTACAGTGGATATAACCTCCTCTATCTCATCAAGACCACACATAGATATTTCGTCCTCACTTAGGCCAGTCCAGTAACAAGCGAGCTTTGTATTCTGATTTATATTTAATAGGCTTAATTCAAGCTGTCTAACCTCTTCATTTGAATCAGCAAACATCTCCTCAACTTCTTCCATTGATGGTTGTGCATTTACAATGTCATTAAATCCCTTAAACCTTTCAAAGGTTACGTCTACCCAGGATGTTGGGATGTCTATTTCTACTTCGTTTATTGTAATACTTTTCATTAATTCATTATTGTTTTATCTCCATCAACAAAAGGATTGATTAAAACCATCTTTCCTATCCTATTATTGACTTTCGTTAATCGTTTTGCTAATCTTGTTACTATTACATCAATTTCCTCCTCATCTTTAGGTAAAACTGCAAGATAACCAAGTGCAGCCCAATAAACCATGTTTGGTAGCGAGTAAAGCCAATCACTACGGAATATTGTGTCTAAATAAGAATCTTCTCCATTTTTATTGTGAACTATGATTATTTGTGTTAAAACATCTAAAAAAGCCTCGTAAGTGTCATCATCTGCTGTAGACGTATCAATTATAGCCTGCACATCCGATAAATAGTCTAAAACTATCTCTTCGTGCCATCTATTCAAACAAAATATTTCGTATTCACTATACATTTTACAATTATAAGAAAAAGTTTACATTTTCTTGGCTAATGTTTGGAACTTTTATCCCCATGCTAATATCTTATTACCTCCATCAAATAAATATCTCATTCGCATCATTAAACTATCGGCATAATCTGGAGAACGACCTATGGCTGCCTTGACTTCTTTCTTAGAAAGTATAGCAAGTTTCCCATCTAAGTCAATATTTTTCCTTCTAACAACTTCAAGCTCTTCAATTATCTTATTTCTAATATCTATTTTCTTACATTTAATATGGATGTTACCAGCATTTATTTGTTCGGCAAGCTTATAGTAGCATTGGCTCTTTAGATTTTTATAGTTTTCAGACTTCATAGCTCGTGAATTGTTAATAAACGGCACTACACCCTTCATATAGTGTGAAAGGTACTGTCCTACACCATCAGAATCAATTATTATGTTTTTTCTGGGTATATTATGGGTATCTGCCAATTTCTTTATTAATATCTCTATACTATTAGCTGAACTCTTATCTTTAGTTATTATCTCCTCTACAGTCATACCAGACCACCGAGTGATGACCATTTTATCACTTCCCATCAAAGCTACGTCACAAGAGAGGAATTTCTCCTTACTTTCCTCTACTTTGTTCTTAAAACAGTTTAATAGGGCCTCGTAATCAAATAACTTATCTTTTCCTTCATCATACTCCCAGTTACCATGTAAAAGCCTCTCCCTTGATACAGGGTCAAGCTTTCTCAACTGCTCTTCATAGTATTCCGAAATGTGAGGATTGTCTTTAAGCTTAGCTTGAACAAATTTCTGATGCTCTGGCAAGTTATCATCTCTCCATTGTTTATAAAAATCATATACCCAGTTTTTCGCTGGATTGCAAGACATAAGTATTTTTGGCCGAAGGTCAAATTCCGCAAGTTTATATCTCACCCTTGAAGCAACAACATTCTTAGCCTTCTCAGTACATTGATTAACTTCGTCAATAAACGCACCAGATATTTCTAATGAACCAAGAGAATCAAAGTTTGGGTCAGCAGGGTACTGATAAAGGTCTTTTAGCAAGATTTGACTACCATTCACAAATTCAATAACATTTGATTGTGCATTGAACTTATAGGTCTCGCCTTTTTTCACGCCCCAGTCGGAGCAAACACTAAAAAATGAGTTCAGTGTAGTTTCTTTAAGTGTTTTCAATACAGCACGACCCATAAGCCATCTTGTACCTGGGTATCTCAAACACGAATACAGCAGCCAGGCCGCCCCAAAGTATGATTTTCCACCACCAGCACTTCCTCCGAAGAGAATTTCAGAGCTGGTCTTATCATGGATGTATTCCCAGGCCTGATGCTGTTTTATTGTTGGCGTGAAATCTATCTTCATTTATTCTTTCCGCCAAGCAAGCGACCTATTGGAAGAAGTATGCCAAACTTAATAATAAAGTAAGTGAGTAATATTGGAGTTAGCCAAGCAAGAACAACGATTGCTAAAAGGTTAGATTCCCATCCACTCTCACTATTAAAAAATTTCTTGTATTTACTGATGACTTCTGTTTCTTTTTCCATATTATTTATTTTACTTCGTTTAACATCATTAATGCTTGACTATTTCCAAATGTTTTTGCCCAAGCTATAAACTTTTCTTGCGGCATAGACGAAATAACCACTGGAATCTCTCCATCACCTACATATGGTTGAGTTGCATTAGCCTCTATCTCTCTAAATTCAGTGGTAGCTCCTAATAAAGCCCTAACCTCGGAAAGTTTTAATTCGGCAACCTTGAAGTTATGCGTTTTAAAGGTTATCTCCATTTTAATTACAGAACCGCTATCACTAACCGATTCTTTACCTCTCGTGTCCAGAACGGACACTGTAAATCGTAAATCTATTTGTAAACTTGTTTCTCTTGGCATTGTTGTATTGTTTTAATTATTCTAAAAGGTTCTTGATTACTAACTTTATTTTTATTATTTTTGAAAACTCTTTTGTTTTTCAGATTGATTAATTACTTTAAACAAATGTGTAATTGTTTTGCTTGTCAAAACAACCTGTAAAACTATTGAGGTTGGGTTTATTATATTTATTACTCATCTTCAGGCTTTGTATAATTAAACACAAACGAATCACCCCCACTTGTTAAATCCACCCTATCTATTGCTATTCCTTTCATCTTAGCTATATCTTGAAGTAACAACCTACAGATGTTTAAATCTCCACTCTTATACCCTTTAGTATATAAGTCGTATAACATCATAGTGTGCTTATCAACTTCATATTGCTTCTCTTCATCAAATTGTTCCTTAAAATACTGTAAGGCTCTCTTATAGTATATAGAGGCTTGCCTCTTTTTGATGCCCCAGTTGTTATCACAATACTCAATTATATCAGTATACCTAACTCCTTGTAAAACTAATCTAACTATCTCAGAGGTTCTCTTATGGGCTTCTAACTTAGTAGCCTTACCTTCAAATTTAGTCTGAATATTGCCCAACCCAGTGGCACTTATTTCAACTCTCATATCTTCTTTCTCTTCCATTATTTCTTGTGCATAAAATTTATTTGCAAAGATAAGTAAAAATAATTAACAAGTCAAGGTAATATGTTACATAACGTGCATAATAACCTGATGGCCGAAATCTATTGTGAATATCAGACCACCCTGATTATAAGGCTCTTTTACGTAAATCAGCTATTCTGCTTTATTTTTTTTGAATTAATGGCTTACACGACTCCTGAAGGGGCTTAGCTGAGGGGCTTGTGCTGTATAATGTATACAAAAATCCTATCTAATACCACCCCCACCACCACCCCCTACACTATTTAGACTCATTCTAAATAAGGAATTGAGCATAAAAAAAAGGAGCTTTTACACTCCTTAATTTAATATATTATTTTGTTTATTCAATTTCTATTTTAATTGCCGTTTGATATTCGGAAGATATGCCACCAATAAATACAATAGATAGTATGTAAGTTTCAAACTTAGAAGAGCAAAAGTCCTTTATTCTACTAATATGCTTTGTTTTCTGTCTGTCTGTCTCTTCAATCCCTGCAATGTAATTACCATTAATTTGTTTACAATTGCTAAATAGTTTATTCATTAGGTTGTAAAGTTCTGTTTTGTTTGTTGTGTTTGTTTTCATTTTTTTATTTATTTGTTTGTTAGTTTGTTTTATTTGTTTAAATTTTTAAAGATTGCTTTTTTATTTGTGATAAGGTTTTCAATTTCTTTTTTATTCATCATCATAAACTGATACAAATATTTAGAGGTTGTACGGCTGTAATTAAAAGCTTCTTTATCTAAATAGATTATCCTTTTACCTTTACTATAAATAATTTTAACTATTGTTGTTTCATAGCTTT